AACCACTACCCCGAAGAAGAAAAAAAAGAAGTAGAGCCTACTTCATTAAGGTCAAAGTATATTTATAATGAAGGTATACCTGAATATCCATCAGCTTAGTATTTGTAGAATTGTTTCATAATTGTAACTATCACGCGATAATTTATAGCATAATAAATAGCAGTAATGATAGATTATTTTAATTTCTGCTTCGGCTGGTGGGCTAAAGGAGGTTTAGTCAATTTTATTATATTAGGAAGCTCTTTTTTTGTGGGGCTTTTCTATTTGAGTAAAAAGTACAGTAAAGGCTTTGTTAATATCATGATTGGGGTTGTTCCCCTGTTAGGTCTTTTAGGTACTGTTGTAGGAATGATACAAACCTTTAATGCTCTTCAAAATACTGGTACGGATGTGCAATCATTAGCAGGAGGAATATCTAAAGCTATGATAACGACTTCCTCAGGACTTTGCGTAGCTATCTTCGGGACCATGTTTCTTCCGCTTAAAAAAGATGTTTCTGTGTAATATTTTTCATGGGGGAACTGCATACCATAGCAAGCAATGGTAATCTACATGTTATAAAAAAAGCGCTTTCGAAAAATAAAGATGCGTTTCTTGTCGTAGACGAAGAGTTAGGATGGTCCCCTTTACATTACGCAGCTAACAAAAGCAAAACTAAAATTGTAGAAGCTATTTTAGAGGCTGGCGTTGACCCTAATATTCCAAGTGTTCCTCGCACTAAATATAAACAAAATGCTTGGAACTTAGCTATGGAGGAAGACGAAGAGAATGTTGACCCAATCGTTTTCCCACTAGATGTTGCAGATGGCCCTTCTCGCACAACAGTATTCAAAACGATTTTAATGTACGGTGGAATTTTTTATGGAGACGAATTAACTCTTCATCAAGCTGTGCAATTAGACGATATGGAAGAAGTTGAGGGGTTACTACAAGACGAAACTCTTAAAATTAATGCTAGAGATAATAGGGGATGGATGGCGATTCATTACGCTGTAGATCTCGCGAACATGGAGATGTTAAAAATATTAATTGCAAATAAAGCTGCTATAAATGGTTCCACTTATGCAAAAGATGCTACAATTCATTTTAATCCTTGGGAAATTGCTAACATTAAAAATGATGAAGTAATGCTTAAATTTTTAGAATCTAAAGGCGCTAAACGCCATCCGGGTATACTACATGATCAAAGAGCAACATTAAAAAATAAAACTAAATTATACGACAGGTCAAAATCTGACTTAACTATGTCAGCAGTTAGAGAAAAATTAAAAGAAAAAGAAGCCTCGTTTAAAAAAGTCCCTAAAGCTCCTGAAGGATTTTTGGGCAAGCTATTTGAAAATAAACACGATAAAGAAAAAAGATTAGCTTTAGAAGCTGCTGCCGAAAAAGAGCGGGAAAAAGAAGAAGAAGCCAAAAGAATAAAGCAACAAGAGCAAGAAGAAGAAAGAAGAAAACAGCAAGTTATAAAATGGTCTGGAGGCGTAGATCCTTTTAAATTAAAGGGTGAGTCATTAACTTATGACGAACAGTGTGAGGCTCATATTTATTTTATGGATATCGTAGGGTATTCGCAGAAAAGCACAAGTGAACAAAAACAAGTTTCAGATGAGTTGGTTTCAATTGTAAAAAGCACCGAGAGCTTTCAGAAGGCAGATAAAAAAGGTAAGTTAGTTATTCTGCCTACAGGTGACGGTATGGCTTTAGTTTTCTTCGATTCCGTTCATACAGCTTTTAAATGCGCTATAGATGTCGGCATCAGGACATTTAAGCATCCTCAAATAGGATTACGTCACGGTGTTTATACCGGACCCGTAGTTCCTGTTAAAGACATAAATGATAACCCTAACGTTTCTGGTACAGGTATAAATATGGCTCAACGCTGCATGGATGCTGGAGACAGTGATCATATCTTGATCTCAGATCATGTGTATCAATACGTTAGAGAATCTATACCTGCATTAAAATTTGAAGATTGGGGACCTGTAGTCGTCAAACACGGAGCTACAGTACATATGTGGACAGCTTTTGGCGTTAATTGTGGGAGACAAGAATTTCCTCATTGGAGAGGGATTAAGAGATTAGAGTATAAGGAAGATGAAGAATAAAATATTAAACTGCGAAGAAGAAGATTGCCCTTCGTATTTTGAAGATCTAGCTAGCTGCGGGGAAACCCATTTAGCCACTTGTATGAGCTGTTTTAAAAGAGTTCAGTTGGTGAGTACTAAGGATATGTACGAATCAATGAATGAGCAAAATATGAAAGTCGCAATGGAGGAATGCATCAATGGCTGATTTACAAAATAAATATTCCGATAACATAGAAGGTCGTTATTTCGTCGATGAACAATGCATTGATTGTGACCTTTGTAGAGAGGTTGCCCCTGAATTTTTTGGTAGGAACAATGAAGAAGGTTACTCTTACGTTTTTAAACAGCCAGAAAACAGTGAGGAAGAAGAGCTTTGTAAAGAAGCTATGGACGGTTGTCCAGTAGAAGCTATTGGAGACTTTGGAGATGAAAAATAAACAAGGCTTGGTCGCTGCCGTAATTGCTACATTAATTGCGTTTACGTTTTACTACATGACAGTTAGTGGACCTACTAAAATAAAACAAAATGAACCAGACATACCTGTTTCGAGGGCTGGGTCAGGAGTTAGATAATGGATATTGATAAAGAAATAAAATTTTTAGAAAGAGGGACATTTTGGACACCTGTTGTAGGTCTTATTATATGTTTCCTTCTTCTCTTTCTCTCTACTGGTTGCAGTGGCACTTGGGTATGGCAAGAAGACTACCCTAAACATAAAACGATGTCATTTAAATGCCCGCAGTGGAATTATAATGAAGCTTACGATGAACTGCACCACATTTATACCACTAAGCAATATAAACCTATAAAAATAAAGAATTAAGATTTCCAGTATTTGTGAGGATAGTCTGGAGTGTTTTCTTTTATAACAGCCTGAACCCAGCTCACGTCTAAACCTTCGTGATACAAATTGTGGTTAGTAGTGTGCGTATTCGGGTGAGGTTCCCACCTTCTAGCTAAAGCATACAGTTGATTCTGTTCGTACTGACGAACTGCTGCCAATATGCAAAAGCTCCTAAGTAAAGATTTTTTTGGAGGGGGATTTATACCTCTTTCTATTTTGCGCCACATTTGATAATCTACTTTAAGAAGTCTAGATAATTTTGTAATATTATCAAACTTCCTCATTCTTAATTCTTTGAGGTATGTGTGAAACTGGTTCACGGAAGTAGCTTATCTAAAACTTCTTCTTTTAGCTTTTCTTTAGCTTTGTCAGCGGCTTTGTCTACTACTTTCTCTACAATAGCCTCTTTTGCCGCCTCCTTTGCGTTCTCAGCGACTTTTTCCTTAATTTCCTCTCCCTGTAGCATCCATATAACAAAAACCAACAGAGCGACTCCTAGGGCGACTATTAGGATATCCTTTTTCTTCATAAAAAAATATTACACGCAAAAAGTGTATAGTAAATTAGTCCCATGTTGGTAAAAAACATTTTCAAGTATGGACTGATAGCAATTATTGCGTCAGTGTTAACAACCGCCGAAGCCAAACCTAGTAAGGGTAAGGGAAAACCTCGTCCAGAAAAGGTAGATAAAGAAAAACTTAAAGAAAGGTTTAAGGCCGCGGCAGAAAAAAGAAAAAAGCATATCGAAAGTAAAAAACGTCGGCATCATTGGAAAGGGAAGAAAATAGACAATGAAGAGCTAAATGAACTTCGGGAGAAAATGAAAGAGCTCCATAAAGAGATGCACGAGCTAAGAAAGAAGCATCGCGAGGAGATGAAGAAAAGAATGGAGCAGATAAAAAAAGAATTCGCTAATAAGCGCGATAAAGTTATCGACGAGAATAAACCGGGAGAATAAAAATACACATATATAAAAAGAAACCCCCGCATTGCGCGGGGGTTTTTATTTTTCATTTAGTTAGAGTTAGTATAGCTCTGAATAATCAAGCGATGCATCTGCTTCGCTTACCTTAACTCCGAATTTTTTAGCTGCGGCTTTAATTTTTTTCAAGGCCGATTTTTTAGCTTCCTCACTAATTTTTGTTTGGTTTAGTCTGGCCAATGCGTTGCGTACATGAGCCGCATCATTTATAGGAAGGTGTCTTAATGATCGAGGGACAGTCTTACCCTCGTCGTCTTTTTTTCCGCCGGGTTCAATGTATGCAAATTCTGAATCAGGGAGATCGTTTTTGTTCTTAGTTGACAAAACGGCACTTTCCATCTCTTTTAGATTTTTCTTATCGTACTTCTCATCTTTTTTAATATCATGGATTTCGACACTCTTTTTCTCTGAGGGTTTGCCCTTTTTAAGCTTTTTGATTTTGCTGTCATCATCCTTTAGGGCGTCTTTTTCGTGCTCCTTTTTTTCTTTCTTATCGTCACGTTTAAGTTCTTTAGTATCGATTTTTTCGTACTGTTTTTTAGTCATGGCAGCTTCTTGTTCTTCGCGCCATTTAACAATTTGTTCTGAGAAATCAATTTCTTTCATGTTTCTAAAAATCTTTTACACTTTTTTTAGGGGTCATTTCCATTAATTTTCCAGCTGGTTCCCATAAACTTATGGGAGCGTTGGTTCTAACAGAGAGGTTTTCAGGTTTTAGTATCACCGACCCCGGGGCATTAGTCTTAATAATTGGCCTGCCTATATTCTCCTTATCTTTGTAATAATCCATTTCCACTTGAAAAAAAGCAGGGACAGAAAACCTAACTTTTTCCAACCTGCCTTTTTTGTCAACTGACATGCAGCCTTTTGCGCCCCAGCTTATAAATATTATACATAAGAATAGTGTTTTTTTCATTTTTTACTTCTGGTCCTTCTGGTAGGTTTTTCTACCACTTCAACCTGCATAGGCGGAGGATTTACGGGAACTTCTTGCCAACCAATAAAACTGGGATCACTAGCTTTTGGTAAATAAGGCTCTCCGCCATTTTTAGGTAAAGTTTTTTCAATAGTAAGCTGTTTTAACTGCTCATTTGGCACCAACATCTTAGTTTTGCGGTCTGTCATGTAAAAAACCGTATTACGAATTCCGACTCGAACTATACGGGCTTGACGACCAGAAATATAAATAATATCGTCATTATTAAAATTACTTCCCATAAATACAAGTATACCTTGAGCAAAATTCATTATCATGTCTTTTGCCATTATGGTTATAATAGCTATCAACAATAGCCACCCATATTCCCCAATAAGGCTTTCCAAAAAACCTTCCACATTTTCTTTATTCATCCCGCCGTCAGACAATTGATTCAAATTTGTACTTAAATTGATTAACTGCGGGATTGCGTTTGTAATCTCTTCCATGACTTTTCCTTTAACATTACACTAAAACCGTGTATTATATTACTGATGTCAAAAGTAAAACGTGCAGGAGACTTTGAGTCTCTTGAAGTTAGCGACGGGAGAGTAAAGATCCATCAGAGGGATCCAATTAAACCAAAAGACAATTTTTATATAGAAGAATTGCCTTGGACAGAAAAACAAAAACGATTTATAGACTTATCTTTAGACAAAAATACTAGGTTGATATTATGTAAAGGTCCAGCGGGTAGCTCTAAAACACTTTCTGCTGTATATTCAGCACTGCACCTTTTAAACAACTCAAAAGTTTCTGATGTTATCTACATGCGCTCAGCGGTAGAAAGTTCCGATTCTCGATTAGGTTTCCTCCCCGGAGACGCAGATGAAAAACTCCATTATTATAATTTACCTTTTATGGATAAATTAGACGAGCTCCTGAGTGAAGAAACTGTAAAAAAACTACAAAAAGAAAAAAGGGTTTCAATACACCCTGTCAACTTTGCGAGAGGTATGAGCTGGAACGGAAAAGCTATTCTTTTAGATGAAGCTCAAAATAGTTCTTTTCGTGAAATCGTTACAGTTTTAACAAGAATAGGTAAGTATTCCAGATGTTTTATTATGGCTGACCCTATGCAAACAGACTTAAAAAATGGAAACAGAGGAGGCTTTGAAAAATTATTCGCGGCTTTTGATGATGAAGAAAGTAAAAGCATGGGAATTCATACTTTTGAATTCAATGCTGACGATATTGTTAGATCAGAGTTAACTAAGTTTATTGTGGAAAAAGTAAATACTATTGAGACTCATTAACATTTTCTTCAATCAATTTAGCAGCTAAAGCTGAAAATTTTCTGACTTTATACTCGGGAATATCCCAGAAGAAAGCGTGAGTTAATTCTTCTATAAGAACGCTCATTTTCCTTCTGTCTTTTAACTTTGGGTCAATAAGGATTGTGGGGCTATCTAATTCTGGATTGCCGCACAAACCGTCAGCGTTGTATTTATAATGAGGTTTTCTCCATATTAGCTTATACTCTATACCGTCTGAATTGGTGAATTTCGAGCTTCGCATACCTAAAAGATAATACACTTTTTTTGAAAAAGGTTTAATTTTCATTAGTATATATAGTGTAATATTTTTTTATGAAAGCGTATTGTCCAGACTGTGGTTCAGCCACAGAGTACTCGTTACAGAAGCCTAAATTTTGCGCTTCTTGCGGTAGCTCTTTTTCTATTGCGTCTTCCGCGCCAAGTAAAAAGATTTTTAAAACTCCTGCTAAAGTTGTTAAGTCAAAACCTAAAGTGGAGTTTATGGAAGAGGAAGAGGAGTCTTTTAACATTCCTCAGATAGATAAGCTGGATGTAAGCTTTACATCGTCTTCATTTGCTAAATCAAATAAGCTGGGTGACATTGTAGGGTCTAACGTCGATGGTGATCGAGAAGAGTTTATTAGAGAAAAAGATACTTCTTATTCTCTGGAAAGCTTCGAACAGGACTTCATGAGGGATGCAGGGAGTTCACGTAGACCGGATGCCGAAAGCTAAAATAAAATTTGAAGATTATATTGAACAGATAGATGCAGAGATAAAAAAAAGAAGATCCAAGTGGAATTTAACAGCGCTTTCTTGGATGGACTTCGACGACGTATCTCAAATCCTGAGGATTCATATATTTAAAAAGTGGCATTTGTATGATACAAAAAAGCCCCTTAATCCTTGGATCAATAGAATTATATCTAATCAGATAAAAAATCTCATACGTAACAACTACGGTAACTATTGTCGACCTTGTTTAAAATGTGCGGCAGCAGAGGCTGGGGACTTATGTTACATATACGGTAAACAAAGTGAGGCGTGCCCTTTGTTTGCAAATTGGTCTAGGACTAAAAAACAAGCCTATAACGCCAAGCTTCCCGTGTCAATAAACGATCACACTTACGAAATAAACTCTACAGAATATAGCGATATAGACATCTTAGGCGTTATGGATAGAATTAGCGCGAAGATGAAAGAAGTTTTAAAACCTGCCGAATGGAAAATTTACCAAGCTCTCTACATAGAGCATATGTCAGAGGAAGACGCTGCTACCTTGATGGGGTACAAGACTAATGAAAAAAATAGAGTTCCCGGGTATAAGCAAATCAAGAATGTAAAAAAAGCTATAATTAAAAAAGTCAAACGGATGCTGGAAGATGGAGAGATAGAAATCTTATGAGCTCTAAAAATGTAAAACTTACTGAAGATCAAGAACTTGCGATCCTTGAAGAGTGGAACAAGAGAAATGAACCACCATACATCTCTGAATTAATTGAGTTAGCGTTTCCTGATATCCCCGATGAGAGAAAAAATGGAAGGTCAAAAGAAGGGAGAGCAGTAAAAGAGTTTTTGGCGAGAAAAAGCTTAGAGGCGCGGGTTACTAGCAAGCATTATCCAAAAGAAAGAACAGAGCTAACAGAAGATCAAAAAGAATTTATATACAATAACTGCGGGGCTATGAGGCCCATGGAGCTCGCTAAAGTAGTTTTTGATGATCCAAAAATCTCCTCTTTAGACCTAAGGTATAAAGTACTTATAGAATACTATAACACAATCGATAACAAGGTCAAGTACTCAGATATAACAAATGAAGATGCATCTGTAGAAGGTGGGTATGCCCCACCAAAATCTGAAAGTAGAGCTTTAGTTAGAGTTAATAAATATGTTCATAACGGAATCAACAAAGACAAGTTAACGTCTAAGGATAAAAAAAATTTATCAACCTTGATTGGTTATATGCATACTTACAGGTTTCTTCATCAAATAGGTACTTACGGTATAGAAACAGATAGAGAGTTATTTGAGAGTAGTTTTGTTAGATATACTTGGGACAAAGATGATTTAACCCAAGAAGAAGTAGATCAATATATTGTGCTTTCAGCCGAGGTGGTAATTGCTTCCAACATTCAACGCCGAGTAGAAAGGCTCCAAACCTTGCTGGATCAAAACGCAGAAGATACAGAAGGGCGTAAGATGGCTATGAGTTTGGTCGAAGCTATTAATACGGCGCAAACTGAATACAACCAGTGCGTAAACAGACAGACGAAACTTCTTAACGAACTTAAAGAAAAAAGAAGCCAGAGGATGAGTAAGATGATGCAAGACTCTGCTTCGATTTTAAATTTAGTGGAACTTTGGAAAGATGAAGAATCTAGAAATAAAATGATTAAACTTGCCGATTTAAGGCGGCAAAATATTTCCTCTGAGATTGAAAGATTGAGTAGTATGGAGGAAATCAAATCTAGAATCTTGGGGATAAGTGAAGAAGAAATTTTAAATGGCTAGTTGTAAAATATGTGGAAAAGAGTTTGAGAAAGATAAAGGGCTTCACTTGCATCTGAAGGCTCATAAAATTTCTGTTAAAGAATATTATCAAAAGTATTATCCTCGGTATGATTTACATACAAAAGATTTAATAAAATTTAAGAACAAAGAACAGTATTTCTCGGCTGACTTCAATAATAAATCTAATTTAAAATATTGGCTTAAAAAAGCTCCAATAAAAAAAGCGCAAGAATACTGTCGAGACCTTTTGGAAAAAAGGCGCAAAGAAAAAAATATTGAGTACGCTCCCACTGAGGTTGAGTTAAGAACATTACCTTTCCCTCCTATTCCATACTATGAAGTTATATTTGGAGACTACTATAAACTATGCGAAGATATAGGTTTAAAAAATAAATTGTCTCCGCTGCCTAAGAACATGCAGTTTGAAGAGAATTATACGAAAGATCATTTAATTTATATAGACTCTCGAGAGCAGAAGCCTCTAAATATCTCGGATTTCCCAACAGAAGTTAAAGGGCTGAAGTTTGGAGATTACTGCCTAAATGATAAAAGTAAAACTCATAATACTTACATAGAAAGAAAGTCTGTTCCCGATTTAATTGGCACTCTAAGCTCGGGGTTGGAAAGGTTTAAGAATGAAATAAACAGAGCAGCCGAAGAGGAAGCCTATATGGTTATCTTAGTGGAAAGGAAGCTTGAAGAGTGCTTAGCTTTTAATAGATTATCTCACGTCTACAAAAAAAATACAAGAGTAACCCCAGACTTTATTTTTCACAATGTTCGAGATCTTATACAAGAATTTCCCCACATTCAGTTTCTATTTGCTAACGGTAGAAAAGAGTGCGTAAGGATAGTAAAAAAACTTTTATTATCTGACGTTTTAAAAGATAAATTTGATTTACAGTTAGCTTATGATTTAAAATTATTATAATGTGGTTCTGTCCAGAAAAATATAACACGACTTTACCAAACTTAAATGAAGAGTTTTCAAAACTTGAAGGAGAGTTGGGAAA